GCACGCGGCCGTCCTGGTCAATTGGAATCGCGGCCACGCCTTCGGCTGCCGCCCAGTGGCAGGGGTGAGCCACCAAGGCGGAATCCGGGCCGTACGTCAGGAAGGCGATCTGGTCGATCTGAAAGAAGCGGCGGATCTGCTCCAGCGCACAGGCGATTTCCGCGTCCAAGTCGCCCGGCGGCCCCCCGGCAAAACGGGCCGAGATCTCCGACAGCAGCCGCTCGAACCGCGCGCGTTCGTCGCGCGCCGATTCGGCTTTCTTCCGCTTCGTGACGTCCTGGATCGCGCCCGCCATGTAGACCGGCTGACCCGCGGCATCCCATTGAGCTTGGCCGCGGCCCAGGAACCAGCGGTCATCGCCCGCTTGGGTACGCAGGCGAAACTCGATTTCGTACGGCGTTCGGTCCGCCAGATACCCCCGCACGGCCGCCCACACGGTGTCCACGTCCTCCGGGTGTACGATCCGGTTGAAGAAGTCCAGCGTGGCGGGGATCTCCTCGCAGCTCTCCTCCGCGAGGAAGGTCATGCAGGAATGGCTCCCGGTGCTGATCGACATCTCTAAAGCGGGGCTCGCGGTCCTGGTCGTGCAGTCGGCCTACGCGGGAGCTGCTCTGTCGGTGTTGGCCGGTGGCATCTCCGGGATGGTCTACTGGTTCTCCAACGCCGGGTGGGCGGTGAAGAACCTTGGATTCATCCTCCGGTACTTCGCAACGACCTCCCTCGGATCGATGCTTTTGAATCCGATGATGCTCGTCGCTGCGGCGATAGGCGGTCTCGTCTACCTGTGGTCGAAAGAGAACCGGATGTTGCAGGAGTCGAAGGATCGCGTCGACCAGTATTCCGCCTCCCTCAAGGGGTTGACGAAAGCGCAGCTGGATAACTACCAGCAGCAGCTCAAGTTGTACATGCTGGAGCTTTCCCGGAAAGAGGAGGCCCTTCGGGCACAACTTCCAGCATCCGGAGCCGGAGAGGGTGGATTCGAGCCGGACGTGCAGGGATCCGTGTTCGACATGGGAGTTGCAAAACGCCTGGACACGGTGCTGCGCTTCAAGGAAGAAACGACGAAGCTACTCGGTGCCGTCGACAAGCAGTTCACAAGCCTCGGGCAGGCGAAGGTCGACGCTCCGGTAGCGTTCAAGGGAGCGTCCGAGGCGATCGACAAGGTGAAGCTGAAGACGCAGGAATTACAGGGTGAGATGGCGAAGCTCAAATCCCCCACGGAGGCCGGAAGGCTCGCCATCGAGCGATTCATCCAGGAGACCGTAAAAGATATACCGCTCGACAAGTATCCGAAGCTGGCCGCCTCGATCAAGGATCTCCGTAATGCCTACGACGAGCTGACGATGGCGCAAAACGAATCGGCGAAGGCAGAGGCCGACGTCATTAACAAATCGGCCGATGGAGAAAAGCAGCTCGCCTGGCTGAACCTCGCGATGCAGCAGCTGACCTACTCGTACGAGGACGGCCGGGTTTCGGTCTCCGACTACTACGAGGCGATCCGCAACGCCATCACGAAGACCGGCAGTCTTCGCCTCGCCGAGATCGAGCAGCAACGATCGGTTCTGAAAAACGAGGGGGACGACCTAAAGAAACGCGCCGAGCTGGACCGCGAGGCGGCGAAGATCAAGGCGGACGTTACGAGTCAGAACCTCGAGCAAACCAGGAAGGAGCAGCTTGCAATTCGGGATCTGGCGTCGGCGTACGTAGACGCTCACGCGAAGATGTCCGCACTGAAGGAACGCGCCACCCCCGGGGGATCCGGGGAGAAGGTGCAAGCTCGCTACGACGCCGCGCTTACCGCGCTGGATGCGAGCCATGTTAAGGAACTGGAATCGTACAAGCGGATGACGGACGCGCAACTGTCGGCTGCGACGGGGTTCCACGACCGGCTGGCCGCTCTCGATTCGATACGGGCTCAGCAGCAGGAGGAGCGCAACGTCCTCGAACAGGAGCAGTCGCTTCGGCGGTTCGACGACCTGATGGCGGAGGCCTCCGCGTACGGGAACGTCCAACTCGCCCTTGAGACGCTGATGGGGCAGGAAGGTGAGCGCCAGGCGTCGCTCTTGAACCAGCAGGAGGAGATTCAACTCTACGAGCAGATATGGCAGGACGCGAACGAGGGTATCTGGCAGTCCGTCGGATCGCTCTACGACTCGATGAAAAACGGGCTATCGGACATTCTCGTCGGCATCGTTACAGGTGCCGGGAACGCGATGCAGGTCGTCGCTGGACTCGGGAAGATGCTGCTGAAGATCGTCGCCGACTACTTGGCACAGAAGGTCATGGCGTGGCTGTTCGAGAAAGCGCTGATGGCCACGCAGGTGGCGACGGCGATCGCGGCGGCCACGGCGGTTGCGGCGGCTCTTGTGCCGATCCAGGCGGCTGTTGCCGCTGGGTGGGCACCTGCAGCGATTTCCGCCAGCATCGCGACCTTGGGCGTTGCCGCCGTGGAGGGGGTCACAACGTACCTTGCGTCCCTGACTGCCGGAATGGCCGCTGCGGCGACGATGCAGCAGACCGCCTCGGTTTTGGGAGGAGCGGCACATGCAGGACTGGACTACGTTCCAGAGGATAAGACCTTCCTGCTAAAGGCCGGCGAGCGCGTCGTATCGCCGCAGCAGAATACCGACCTGACGGAGTTCCTTGCAGGTCAAACGAAGGCCGGGAGCGGAGTTTTGAATCTCTCCATCGACATCGACGGAGAGCCGTTCTTCCGGATCATCCAGAAGGGCTTGAGAGACGGTCGCCTCAAGCTGGCGCCGGTCTGATGGCGCTTACGACGCTTCTCCATGACAACCTGATCGACCGGTCGACGACTCTCATCACAGCAGGGACGTGGTCGCTCGATCTCCCAGCGGAGAACGTCCGGCACCCCTTCCTAACGAAGGTATCCCGGACGGGAACGAGCAGCGCTGCTGAAGAGCTGATCTTCGATTTCGGGTCCGCCATGCAGGTTGAGGCTATCCTGATCGACGCGCATACGCTCACCGCCGGAGACTCCGGGATCCGCATTCAGGGGAACGCCAGCAATTCGTGGGGCGCTCCAACATTTACGGAAAATATCACCTACGCGGTTGACCGGATCCTCCACTACCTGTCCACTCCGCAGACGTTCCGTTACTGGAGGTTCACCTTCACGAAGTCGGCTGCGGGAGAGACGCGGGATATCGGACGGGTGTTTCTCGGTCCAACTCTTGAGTTGAACGAAGAGCCGGACTTCGAGGACATCGACCTGTCCCACAAGAATCCGTCCGATAAATCTCGCGCTCTCGGAGGCCACCTCTACACGAACCAGAGGATCGGCCACTACGAGATCAAATTGAGCTTCCCCGGAGCGTACATGGACGTCGCGCAAGGCGTGATTGACATCTACGACGCGCTCGGGATGGGGACGCCTTTCTATCTCAATCTGTTCCCGGACCTTGACGACAGTATTTTCTATGTCGTCTTCCTGGATGAGCCGTCCTACAAGACGAAAGGCTGGGATGAAAGCGCAGAGAAGTTCATCGTCTCGTTGAAGTTCAGCGTCGAGGAATTCAAGTGAGCGTTCTTACCGATCGTCTTCCGTACCCGGACTCCCGCAAGGTGTTCCTGGTAGAGCAGACGGCTGGGGAAGCGCTGAATCTGTGGACGCTGGCGGGCGGGCAGACGAACACGTATTGGTGCGCCACGTCTCTACATGTTGATGATGTCAAGGAGAATGGCGTCTCCCTTACCTCCCGAGCATCAATCGGTGCCGTAGAGTCAAACGCGGCGTCGTACTTCTGGGACCAGGCGGCCGGGCGGGTGTATGTGCATTGTACCGGCAGCGTCCTTCCTTCGACGATGAATCTTCAAGCGATCGTATCCTTCACGTTTGCTACCGAGGGGAGAGTCTACGATGGGCGCTATTACGATCCTCGGGTGAATTCATTCCCCACGCTGTCGATGCGTGTAGAGCGGGTGTTCGGAGACCCGGGGCAGCTTGGCAGCGGCACTGCGATCTACGAAAACGGTGACGGCTTCTTCGACTTGCTGACCGGCCTTCAGTGGGATGCTGGCGTGATCGTCCTGAAGATGGGGATCGACGACCCGCGGCCTCCGTTTACCGAGGCCGCATATTCGGAGTTCGATACCGTTGGCACCTACCGGGTAAAGACGTGGTCGAAATCAGACACGGAGTTCAAGGTTAATTTCGAGGAGATCAAGGGAGATACGAAGGTAAAGATCCCGCTGGAACACTGGACGCGGGATGAATTCCCGTACATGCGAGAGGAGGATGTCGGAAAGCCCAAGGCCATCGCCTACGGACAGATATTCGATATCGCTCCGATCTGCGTTCATGTCTCGGAGAAGCGGTTCCGGGTGGCGGGCCATGCAATTCAGGGATTCTTCGGAATCCGCATGAAAAGCGCAGTCACTGGGTACTGGGTCGACACGACGTTCACGACGATCAATTCCGCGCTCGCCGAGTTCACGGTCACGGATTGGGATATGGAAGCGGAGATGGCCATAGACTTCTTCGGGAAGACGAACCAGGACGGATCGTTGATGGACAACCCTGCCAGCGTGGTGGAAGACCTGCTGACGACGTACTTAGGCGTTGATGCCGGAGACATCCAGTGATGATAAGGCGAAGCCCGGTGCTTGATTATGACAGCAGGCGGTACGAGTAGATGGCGTACAACATCCTCGTTACCAAATCAGGGTCACCTCCCGATGTTTATCTAAGAGCAGACGGGGCTGGGGATTTCTCATCGATTGGCCAAACAGCGCGTACTTATATTGCAATTGCTTGTCACCCGACGAATCGCAACACTTACGCTACGTTAAACGACCAAATATACAAAAGAACCGGCGGGGTTGGAGACTTTGAGCTGTACGAAACGCTATCTATTGGAGCGAATTCGTTATTCGGTGTCGCGGTAACTGATGACGAGGACATTTATGTCTCCGTTTCCAGCGGGGATATCTATAAGCAGACCGGTGGTGCGGGTAGCTTTGTTGCGCTGGGTCAAACGACAAGATCATGGAGAGGAATGGCTGTTTCCGCGAATGGCGACGTTTACGCTGTAGCGGAATATACTGGGAGGAACATTTACAAGCAGGCCGGAGGGTCCGGGAATTTCGTCTCGCTTGGACAAGCGGATGTTGCATGGCGACATATTTGCGTTGCTCCAAATGGAGATATTTACGCCACAGCATACGGTGATATCTACAAGCAGACTGGAGGTTCCGGAAATTTCGTCGCGCTGGGACAATCACAAACACCTTACTGGGAGGGGATTACAGCAGCTCCGAATGGGGATATCTACTGCGCTGCGGTGGGAGTGGATATCTACAAGCAGACCGGTGGTGCGGGCAACTTTGTTGCGCTGAGTCAAGGGTCTTACGGATGGGGAGGAATGGCAACGGAAATTGTTTCTGTTGCGCCAATCCTCTCCGGTTCCGTCGGCCCCGGCCCGAGGCAGAACACTCTCTCTTGGGGAGCGGTTGGAGGAGCAGATTCCTACAACCTCTACAGATCGACCTCTCCAGGAGTCACGGTTGCAACCGGGACGCTGATCTCCGGCGTTACGTCTCCGTACCTTGACACGGGCCTGCTGGACGCGACGACCTATTACTACGCCGCAACCAGCGTGGCCGGTGGAGTAGAGTCCGATCTGTCAAACGAGGTATCGCTCACCACGCTCACCTCTCTGGAAGGGTCCCTCGGCGAGCTGGCGGGGCAATGCCGCCTATCAATCTATCTCAACGAAGAGACCGACGCCTTCGACGTATTCTCGCAGATCAACGCAGCGGTAGGTTCCTATCTGTTCAACGATCATCTCGGGAAGTATCGGTACGTTGCCTACATGCCGCCTACAGGCGCGTCCGTCGTGCAGTTTACGGAAGAGGACATGGATTCATTTACCGAAGAGGTGGACGCAACGAAGATCATCTCCAAGGTGAAAGCGAAGTACGCGCATCGTGTTTCGCAGGATTACTGGCAGGTGCGATTCGCAAATCGTGCGTCCTCACAATACCTCAAGGGAGCTGCCGCTCCGATCCAAAAGGAGATCGAGTATCCGTTTGTGCTGGCTTCTGATGGGCTGAAAGGAGCGCAGCGGGCGGTACTTCATGAGGGCGTTCCTCAGCGGATCTACAAGTGCCGGGTTTCCTCGAAGGGCTGGACGCTACTGCCGTCCAACTTCATTCAGGTGACGTACACGAGGCACGCGGTCAACGGAATCTTCGAGGTGCTGGAGACGAAGCGGAACCTCGAAACAGGCAAGGTAGACCTCGTGATCGGAAGCTTGCGCGGTCTCGTCAGCGGGGGAACCAGCGGCGGGTTCGGATATCCGGGACACTGGACGGAAGAGGCTCCGGTGTTTCCGTCCTCTCTTGGAGGTGGATCCGCCGAGACATGGGACATCAACTGGACTGCGGATCAGAAGGCGTACGCGAAACAGAATTTCGGCTACTGGTGCGATGCAAACGGATTCGCCGATCCTGACGATCCGGAAAGTTATCTGTGCTCCACATGGATATAAGGGAGGGTTGAGGCATGGTCTGGACAGCGATGACGAATCCGCTGGTCGGGGAAGCGACGAAGAAAATCGCTTTCGCGGACGTTGTGATCGGGAATCTGTCGCACCTCTACGCAAACATGGGAAGCTCCAGCGGCGGCGGGAATCTAGTCCCCAATGGGGACTTCGAGCTTGACTCGAACTCCGACGATATCCCGGACGGATGGGACATCACGGAGTACACGGCGGGAGCGTTCGCCATCAACACGGCAACGCCGGGGCAGGGCGCAAGAGGGATACAGTTCACTTCCCCTGGTGCGTCCGGCGGAGGGTACGCGCAATCAACGGATTTCTTTCCCGTCTCTCCGGCAAAGAATCTGTTCGTTGACTTCCTGACGTGGGCCTCCGTAGCGACGATCCATAACCTCCTGGAGATCCGGTGGTACTCGACGGCGCTGGAAGCGAACTATATTTCCACCACCTCGATTTACGACTCTGTTACAAATCCACTCACGGTTACGAGGTATACGGGTGGTGCAACCCCGCCTGCGACAGCTCGATATGCAAAAGTGAGGGTTACTGGAGCGAAGAATGATGTAGCCGTTGCCGGTATCGGGTACTTCGACAGCGTATCCGTTTCGGAGAGCAGGGTTTCGACCGTAGTCGGGTATGCATCTGGTGGGAACGCTCATGACACTACTACGCTTCCCGACAGGATGAAGATCAACGGGACGCTTGCAAGCGCAACGGGCTTTGCCGGGCCAACAGGGGTTGCCAATGGAGTCGTGGGAGACGGGTCTGTCGATGTCACTCTGCACGATTTGGACGATGCGCTGCAGGGCACGTTGACTCTCGCGCTTCCTGGAGGAACGTGGGTAATTTACGCCACATCGGATTGGATCAACGCAGGACCGGATCCCGTGGATTATCACTGGGTGATAACGGCAATAGCGATCAGGGAGTAGGAATGTTGACGTCAGGCCTGTAGATACTGCTTTCATCGACTTGCGGCGACGGCCCTTTTTGGGCCGTTTTCATTTGGAGGTACAGATGACTCCACCGCTTCGACCTGAGTTCATCCAGCGGATCAAGGATGAGGAGGGATTTTCCGCCACTCCGTTTTGGGATTTGAAGCAGTGGACGTTCGGCTTCGGTTGCCGTGCGCCGGGGCAACACGCCACTATCACCGAGGAGAGGGCGACCGAACTGCTGGTAGAGGAACTAGAGGAGGCGCAGCTCGATTACTCCGTTGTGTTCCAGTCCGATCCTCCAGGGCTGACGCAGGCGAGGTACGAGTCGCTTGTGGATATGCTTTTCAACATCGGCCTGACTTCCTTCGCGCATTTCCACTACACGATAGCCGCGATTCGCGCCGGGAACTGGGAGGGCGCAGCCGCTCACGCGCAGCAGTCGTTGTGGTATCGGCAGGTCGGACGTCGGGCCCGTAGGGTCATCCGTGAATTGCGTACGGGCGTTGAGGATGGCCGGGTGTGAAGCGTATCATCCTCATCCCCTTGATCGCGCTCCTGTCCTGTTCCGGTGGATCTACCCCTCCTCCGAACACTCCTCCTCCCGGAATTGAAAACACCTGCGAGATCATCCGTTGGCATCAGCCGCCGCAGTACGTGGACAATACAACGCTGGACTTGTGCCGTGGCATTTCGTGGTACGAGGTGCATCTTGACGATGACGGGGTGTTCGGTGACAACACGGTGGTCGCCGCCGTCGCTGGCGTGGACAACGTAGGCCAGCCGGAAGATGAGTTCACGCTGACTTTGCTGGAGTCTTACGGCATCTCGCACGGGGTTGCGGGATGCTTCGTCACGGTGCGGTCGATCTCCTCCGACAACGTGAAGTCCGACTTCGGGAAGGGGTGCTGGTGGGAAGGCCATGAATAGTCGTACCCCGCGCTGTCAATGCCCATGCGGGCGTTGGATGGATTGGGATACGTTCTTCGCTCACATGGAACGATGCCGAAAGGAGGCAGGAGATGAAAAGAAGGGTGTTCCTGTTCGCGCTGTGCCTGCTGGCTGCGTGGAAGATTGCGGAAGCGGAGACGATCTCGTGGAACAATCCGACAACCTACGTCGATAACACGGCGATCAGCGTTGCGGATCAGGCGACGATCACAACCCGGATCTATCACGGGACTACCGCGCTGGCATCGACCCTGCTGGCGACGGTCCCGGGCGGGTTGGAGGTGTGGGCGTGGGCCATCCCGTACGCGAAGGGTCAGACGGCGTACTTCCGGGCGACGGCGGAACTCGCCGGCCAGACAAGCGACTACTCACCGGCTACATCGTACACGGTGCCGTACGTCGCGCCGAAAGCACCGACAACCATCAACATCGTGCGCTGACATGAAGTACCTGAAGATGGTTGCGGGATGTATCGGAGCGCTGGTGACGGTGATCGGCGGGGCCTACGCTGTCGATCAGCACTACGCGAAGGTGAGAGATGTAGCCGAACTCGGCCGGGACTACCGCCAGCACGTCGTGGAAGGCCAGCTCTACGATACGCAGAAGCAGATATGGCAGTACGAAGACCGCCTGAAAGTCCGCCCGGACGATAACACCGCGGCGGAGCGGTTGCGTCAACTCGAATGGGAGAAACAGCGACTCGAACGGCAGCAGATAGAACTCAAAAAAGGAGGATCGTAATGGCTATCCCGATGGCTCTACTGTCGCCCCTCATCATGTGGGCCGTGAAAACCCTTTCCAGCGCGGCGAGGGCGTCTCTTGCCGTGGCGTTGCAGGGCTGGTTCCGCCACGCCCTGTCCACGCCGAGCGCGATGGACGATATCGCGGCGAAGATCCTTGTGACCTTGCTCCAGGTGGACGTGAGCGATGTGCCGCAGGGGCCGGAAAACGTCCCGCAGGACGTCGTGGACGCGGTTGTAGGGGGCATGGTGGAAGTCGCCACCGGCCGCTCCTATGACCCCGCCATCGACGCCGGGCCGTAGGGAGGAGATCATGCACTCCGAGTGGCCGTGGTGGATGAAGATCGTACTTCTTCCGGTGTCGGTTAAGTGGAAGATAGAGGATGCTCTGAAGTCGAAGAAGAAGGTGAGGGAAGAGGCCAAGGAGCAACCACCGGAGCCTCCAAAAACCGAAGGCAATTAGGGAGGAGGAATCATGTGGGACAACATCGCCCGAAACTGGAAAACCAGTGGTAGCGCGGTCGTCGCGGCGATCGCGGGACTCTTCGCGGTCCTCTACCCCGACAAGAGCGGACTCATCAACCAAGTCGCGGCCGGAATCGCGCTCCTGTTCGGAGCCATCCTCGGGCTCGTCGGGAAAGACGGCGACAAGTCCGGCACCGCCACGAATCCCAACCCGTAGGGGAGAGACGGGGCATTGTCCATCGTGCCCCGTGCTTCTCTGTTTCGTTGAGTTCGACCGTGAGTTGTGCCGCGAACGCGGGGAAACCCTTCGTGGGTGGTGAAGTACAACAAGAAGAAGGCGAGGACACGGGCTTGAATCTAACAACGGTCGCAGAGGCATCCGGGACGATCCACGATATGACGATGCACACCGACGCCGATTGGTTGTACGGCTCCGTGATCGCGCTCCTGCTGTCCATCGTCGGGTGGTTCCTGATCCGCGACCGCGGGAGCATCAAGGAAACGCTGGACCGGTTGGTGGAAGTGGTGGAAGGTCTGCGGCTCGACCTCGCCGCGAATTATGCGAAGAGATTGGACCTCGAAAAACTGGATCGCAAGGTGGAGAAACTTCGAGAGCACATGACGGAGCGTGGACACGATCGTCGGACCGTTGAGGACTCGGAGGCGTAATCACTTCCTCCCGCGGGCCATCCGCACCATCCCGCGTGGAGGGACGCCCCGCCTAATGACACTTTGATGACACGCCTTTTCGCATAATCCAGCGTAATTTCGCTTGTAGAATCAATCACCGCGACGTATCCCCTGCGAAGATCCCGGTTTAAAAATGTCGTTTATTTTCCTACGCTTTCATGGACACTGAAGCGAGGTTTGACACTTTTATGACACTTTTCCTCTCCCCGCGTCCTGGCATAGACCTCCATCGCAATCGCAGGGGAGTTCCCGAGTTCGTCTGAAACGATCCTCGCTGTCTCCTGGTCGCGCCGCCGGCGGATCTGAGAGGCGCGGGAATGGCGAGTGCCTTCTCGCGGGCTGATTGGCCAGCCCGCCGCTTTCGAAGCAGCGTTCCATATCGTCCACAGGCCTCTGGACTTGTACGGATTCCCGAGCCTGTTTCTGAACAGGGGATCCGCTCCGAATCGTCCCCTTGCATGAGCCTCCAGTTTCGCGTAGAGCTGTGTGGACACGGAGAGGTATCGAACCTTCACCTCTCCGTCCCTGGACGTCTTTACTCCCTTCTCGTTCCCGACTGCATCCAGGGCTCGCTCAATGACGACATCGCCACCCTCGATATCCCGGACAAGGAGGCCGCACGCCTCTCCTTGGCGAATCCCGGTTTCCACGATCAGCTCCCACACCAGCCGGTGCCTGGGGGCGACCTTCGCAAGAATCTCCTCCTGCGCTTTCCGGTTGATCCAGTTCCTGCGCTTGTACGGAATCTCCACCTTCGGCATCTTCGGGGCGAAAGGTATCGTCTCCCGATACTCCAGCCACTTGAAGAACGCGCCTGCCCTTCCGAGGTATGTCTTCACGGAACCGGGATCGCGGATCGCCAGCAACTTCTCCTTCAGGTCGTCCAAGTGGGATCGGCGTACGTCCCGAACGTCCAACTTGCCGATGGCCGGAAGGATGTACTTCTCCATCGCGTTCTTCGAAGAGTCGTACCGGGCGCGGAACTGCACCCGGTCGATGGAGGCCAGCCACTTCGCGGCCTCGGTCGCCACCTGCAACTCCTTCATCTTCGCGGGGACGTATCGGGAGCGGTCGAAAGTGTGGGCGTCTTTCTCGTCGTTCATCCGCACGAGAAATTTCCACGCTCCGAGGTAGGAATCCCATTTCTTTCCGGTCTTCGGATCTTTCAGGATCCGGTCTCCCCACGGGCGGGCGTCAATG